GCAATTATCGAGCCAATGGCCATTCGCGTCCTTGCCTCGATGCACTCCACTAGATCATCTACGCTGCGAAATTCCTCGAAGGCGTCGATCGTTTCTCTACATGAAAGATAGAGCGGTGCGATGCGACTCCGCTTCATCGGCGTTGCTCTAGCAATGAATATGAGAACACGGCAAGGACACCCAGGCTCGTACCCTGCATGGCAGATGTAACGCGGCCATTTCTTCATCCTCTTCAGGTAGGCAAGCATCGTTGCACTAACGAATTTCGCCGCGTCATGTCCAACTAGATCGTGCATATACGCCATTAGCTCGCCTCTGCGTTGTATCCTACTACCTCGAAGTATTTTCCGTTCCGCTTCACCGTGACTGTCTTTGTCCACTCCAGTAGCGACTGACTTAGGAAGAGATCGCTCAATGCCTCGTCAACAGTTACGGCTGATTGCTGTCGTCCGAATCGCTTCACCCACCACGATTGGGCCTTACGGCCGGCGAAGTCGGGATGATCTAGCGTGACCCATTCACGGAAGATCGACACTCCGCAGCGATATTGAACGCACACCGAGTCAGGTGAGCCGCTCTTTCGGTGCCGGCTGACATACACAGCGTTGACCTTGTGAGTCTCAGGCTCGTTTGACAGGATTGACTTGTTACTTGCTCGCGTAGAGTGCATTCGACGTTCGCGTTCGACAGATTCGAGTCGTTCAACTTCTCGCTTTGGAATGACCCATCCACAGTGTGGACAGCGCCCCAAAGCTCGGCTAAACGACTCGCGACACTCTCCACAGACGGCAAGCGCGACGTATCCGCCATCGAGAAGATCGAGGGGGCCATGTTGCTCAATGACTCCAGCGAAGTCCAAGATAAGGCAGTCCTGCTTTCCTGGTGCGATCCGCAGCCCACGCCCGGCCATCTGGGCGAAGAGTCCCTTTGACAGAGTAGGACGGAGCAAGACAATTCCGTCGATATTAGGCGCGTCCGTCCCTTCAGTGAAAACATTGACGTTGCAAACAGCACGGAGTTTTCCATTGCGAAGCCTCCTTGTCGCCAGGTCCCTGTCTTGCTGTTTCGTCGCGCCGGTAACGAGCGGTGCCGTAATCCCATGCGATCGCAATTCCTTCTCGACAGCTTCTCCGTGTTCCACATCCACACAGAAGAAGATAATTGACTTGCGATCCTCAGCATTGAGAATCCGTACCGCCTCCGCGACTGCGCCCTTGACTAGCTCGACTTTGTTTGTCGCCTCGGCCAATGACTTCGTTATGTAGTCGCCACCGTTATTACGCTTCACGTCGGTTAATTCAGGCTGAGCCACCCCTACCTTCGATCTTAACCTACTCAAGAAGCCCTTCTCGATTAGGTCTGTAATACCGGCGTTGTAGCAGATAAGATTCAGGATATGGTCACTGTGACAGATTGGTCCACAGCCCATTCTGAACGGCGTTGCCGTCCAGCCGACGACGCGGAGATTCGGATTGAACTTCTGACACTCCGCAATGAACGTCCGATACTTCCCCTCGCCCTTGGGCGGTATTCTGTGCGCCTCATCCACCATGAGAACATCGAACGGCTTAAATTCTCCGGCTCGCTTGTAGATACTGTCAATCGACGCGAACAGCACAGGTGAATCGTAGTCGCGCTGGCTTAATGCAGCGGAGAAGATTCCAACATTAAGATCAGGCGATATAGCCTTTAACTTGTCGCTGTTTTGCTGAACAAGTTCCTTTCTGTGAGCGAGTACACAGCAGCGAAATGGTGGATATTCAACCTGCCATCTAGAAATGGACTCGGCAATTACGACACTCTTGCCGGCTCCACATGGAAGCACAACACAAGGATTATCCTTTCGCGTGCAGATATGCTGGTGAAGCGCAGCGAGTGCTTCCTCTTGATATGGTCTTAACGTGTACATGCAGCCTCATGGACATAAGAGGACATTGCCAATAGCAGTTCAGGAGAATCACACACCCTGCCAAGCACCATATTGCACCTAGCGCAGAGCCATCCACGAAAGGCCCCAGTATCATGGTCATGGTCTAGATGTAGCCGCCTATCGCATTCACTCTCTGGCACGCCGCAGATGTAGCATTTGCCAGTGAATGCTGCTTCAATCTCTTCTGCCGTTGCCGTGCATGACATTCCATCATGTTTTTTTGCCGCTTGCCTAGAACTTTGGAGGGCAACAAGGAACCTCCTTCTTGATCTCCAGTTTTTTAGGTTTGAATTACGCTTCGATGGGTTGGCTCGCTTCCACGCCTTACTTCGCGACTTTACTGACTCGCTATTTTGTCCGTACCACTCCCTGTGATATAGAGACCTACATGCCTTACATTGGGAAGCTACCCTGTAATTTCCGTCCTTCAGCATGTATGAGGATTTCGGGAATGCTTCAGTCGGCTTCTCTTCACCGCACTTGCTGCAAACTTTTGTTTCCATACTCATTCCACCCCCATGCGAATCTCGGCCTGTTTTCGGTCGCGCCAAAAGATTGCCACACGTCCGCTGTCGTACTCAGCAGCCGCATGATCGAGACAGTCACAGCGATCGAGTTGTTTCAGTTTTTTCAGGTCTGCCCAGCCCTGCGCGGCCCATGCTGCTGTCAGTCCTTCGGCCGGCCCTTGCCAGATGATTCGAGAGTCTTCGGAAGGGTATCTGTCGAGGACGCAGTTTGAAGCCACAATTTCTGCGCCAAAGCGTTCTCTCGCCTCACTAACCATGCCAGAAGTGACCGCCGGAATGGATGCCGACATAAGCTCTCGACTAGAAAGTCCGTTTTTACCGTGCTTCCATCCCCCTGCGAACGTGATCGTGTCATCCTCGAATTCCTTTGGTTCATCGAACGAAAACAGCCCTGGCAGGCATAGGTGGTCACTACAGCAGCGGCCCTGGTCCTGCGGCGACAGCGCCCGATTATGCTTATCGCACTGCCACTGCGCGGCCGTGCCTTCGAGATCGGGCGTAGCATGGCAGCAATGCCGGCACGAGAGAGTCAATACAGGCAGTGCCTTTACCTTGCCGTCGTTGTGGCAGATCGTGCGAGCGTCACAGTATTTGCACTGCCAAAAGTCCGCTCGGTCGCTCAACCTACTGGGCGGCTCGGTCGCAGTAATGATTCGCTTCGCACGCTCGACAAGGCCCTCGGCGACTTCCTTGTCATAGTGGATTCGCTCGCTGTAAAGGTCGTCGTCGTTCTTGTTCTTCGCGAGGTAGAGGGCGCGAGTCAAGCCGGTGCCGTGCATGTATAGCTGTGTCTGCATGTAGTGCATCGGCTTCGCGACACGAACGCCATCCTTCTTCAACTTCACGAACGACTTGTCATTGTGTGTTTTATATTCTAGGACGTGCCAGGACTTCGGAGCCTCGGGAATGCCGAGTCCAGCGCCGTCCATATGCCCCGAGAAGTGACCGCCCAGAAAAGAGACTTCCCATTGCTTGCCGTCTGGGTCGGTCGCGTGAACTTCGACTCCTATCGACTGGAGATCAGTGCTGAATCGGTCCTCTTCAAGCTGACCCGTCTCGAAGAGTCGATACATGCGACCACTAAATTCATGCTTACAGCACTGCCGATAACAGAACCATAAATACCGTTCGCATTCATGGCCGATGATCGACGCGCCGAGGTAGCCGCGAACCGGCTGTGAGTCTCCGCGAGCCTTCCATTGATCGAAGATGCGGCGAACGGTCTCGGTCTCTTTCGGTAGTACGTTAGCTATGTCAGTCACGACTTCACCTTCACTTCAACGGACGGCTTACGCGGTGTCACGGTGACGTGCTGTGCGATGATGCGAAACACGTCGGGATTATTTTCGCGATACCACTCGTACCCCTTCACGTCGAGTTCCCGGGTCGTCTTTAACTTCGTAGGCATGGGCGGCTGGTCGCCGTCTTCGTCGAGTGGAAATCGCTCCTCTTCAAGGGCGTCGAAATCGACTTTATAGGAAAGCTCTTTCTTTACGACGATCTTCGTACCGTCTTCGAGCGTGACCGTCTTCTGGCCGCGATCGCTATCGAAATCGACCAGAGCAATAATCTGCCCCTCGATCGCAATACGCGACTCCCGTGCGGACTCCTCATAGCTCTTCGCTCTCAGTAGGTCGCCGGCCAGATTCTTTAGCCTAAGCGTGTCCAACGTCTTGTCCTTGTCGCTCACTACTTCGCCTCCTGCATCGGGACATACTTGACGCCGCCGAATTCATCCAGGACAACGTTTCCGTTCTCGTCCCTGAGTAGCGTTCGCGAGAACGCGATACCAGGGTGGCCGTATTCGTTCGGCACAACGAGGCACGATTCATGCGGAGCCGTCAATCGCTTTAAGACCCTGCCGGTGCGTGCCTTAACGCGAGCGTAGTAGGCGCGTTGACGCTCCTTCTTGTCTTTGATTCGATTCAGGTTCATACGATTCCAAACCTCCGAAATATGAGCATTATCATCATCGTGAAGGTCAGCCACACTGAGGCAAAGAACGTTAGGCACAACAGGATGAATAGGAAATGCAGTGCGCGATACGAGAACTTCATTGTTGCCTCGCAGTGAAGAGGGAAAAGAAAAGCGGCGACGTGCTGGGTACGAGCCAGCTAAATGCGTCATCATGCAACCGTCGCCATCGCGTAGTGAGTTACTTCCTGGCCCAGGGAGGGGCTTGACCACCGGCGGTAGCCGCAGCCTTCGGCGACGAAACCTTGGGCGGTGCCGGCTTCGCAGCGGGTGGCGGCCCCTGAGTCACCTGGCCGGTCGGCTTGAACGCGCGAACCTCGTTCTCGTTGTCCTTTACCTTGACGGCGGCTGCAACGACCTGACCGACCAACTGTTCAGTGCTTGTGATCGCGCAGTCCTGGCCGTTGTTGATCGCCTTGCCGAGACCGGCAAGCTGTCCGCGTCCGATTGACGCAGCTTTCTCACTCGGGTTGTCGATGTTCATATTGCAGAACAACTTTCGATTCGTGAATTGCTCACCGAGAACTGAGAGTTGCAGCCACACATAATGGCCGTCACCCTTCTTCGTCACGCGGACTTCGGCTTTCTCGATCGTGACGACGTAGTCGCCGGGTGGCAGTGGCCCGTAATCGGATGGCGCTTCGTGCTGGCTAGTGTCGAAGCTCTCGCCTCCAAAGATGTCGCTAATGTCAGACGACATGGTTACTCTCCTTCTTGTTGTTTTTCTAGGTACAAAGCCAATGCCAGTGCTACATCTGGCGAATCACGCAAAAGACCAACAGCGAAGTTGCATCTATGACATAACCACCCCCGAAAGGCTCCGGTGTCGTGGTCGTGATCCATATGTAGCTTCTTCGCACACTCCCCCTCATGTATCCCGCAAATGTCACATCTACCAGTGAAAGCGGTGCTTATCTCACGCTCCGTTGATATACAGCATTCATAACCGTGTGATCTGCTTGATAGTCTGCAATTCGACAAAGCGATCTTGAAGCGGTTACGCTTGCAGTATTCTCGGTTATATTCTGTAATCCTTTCTTTTTTTCCCTTTGACCACAATAGCCTCTCCTGTTTCCTTTTTGCGCTTACTTCCGCAGTCCTTCTCCTGTATCCTTCCCTTCCTATTTCCCTTGTACATTCCCTGCATCTAAGGGCAATGCCGTCCTTCTTTGAGCTATTCTTAGTGAACTGTGAAACGTCTTTCACAAGCCCACATCGAGTGCATTTCCTAACCTCCATTGCTCTATTCCTGCCGGAATATCCTAGGTGATCTTTGCGTCCTTCGGATAGCACGCGATAACTTGCAATCGCACGCGATGATAACAACCGAGGAACCTGTAGTCGATGCCATCTACCACGCGGCTGCCTGCCC